TGACGGCACAAGCGACCGCGATCACGTCGCTGACAGCTGCCGCCAACGACTCGACCGCCTCGCTCAACGTCAAGTACGACGTGCTGACCGGGCCGACAGGCTATGCGCGCTATGGCATCGTCGGCCGAACGGGCGGGGCCGGGGTCTATCGCGACGCCTCGGCCTTTCTCGACGTGCCCACCAATCCGGCGCTGCCGACCCGGTGGACCTTCGTCGCCGACCAATTCATCATCAGTGACGGCAGCGATGATATGCCACCGTTCCTGATCGATGATGGTGCCATCCATCTTACTGGCGACGTGATCGTCAACGGCGAGCGGATCGAAGACCTCTCGATCGGCACCGGCAAGGTCGAAAACAATGCGATTTCGATGCGCGGCATCGCGGCAACGGCGGCCAGCATCAACGTGCCAGGGCCCAACATCGAGACCGAGATACAGACGGTGACGATAGACGATCTGGCGGGTACCGAAAGCGTCCTGCTCGATTGCGACGTCTATATTTGGGGCGTCAGCGACACGGTCAACGAGCTCCGTCTTTACCGGAACGGGGACCTAATGCGATCGCAGCAGAGCAACTGGATCTTCGCGGGTGGCGTCAACAAGCGTTTCTACAGCCGCATTTTCTACGTCGATAACGATCCCGACGTCGGGGACAATGAATACACCTTCGCGCTGTGGAATCCCAACACTGCAATCTGCTTTGCCACGTATCGCAATCTAGGATGGGAGGTGCTGTGGAAATGAAAGCCCTCAAGCCCATCACCGAGCCGCTTCGCGGCGGCCGCGCGACCATTGCGTGCTCGATCGTCGCCGCCGCGACCGGCACTGTCATTGCCTATGGCACCTACCCGGCTTCATCGGCCTATCGGCACGCCAAGGCTGGTCAAGTCGTGTTGCCCGGCAGCTGGCCGGACGATCGCTATCGCTTCCGCAAAATCCGCTGGGGCTGGCTGCCCCAGCCCCTCACCTAAACTCAAAGGACATCGACATGACCAAAAGAACCGCCGCGGCATCGCCGCCGGCGCCGACCACTGCTGCACGCCAGCAGCCCGACGCTGCCCAGGTGCTGCGCGGGATCGAGGCGGTGGTGCTGCAGCGGCAGGTCGACTTCCTGCGCGGCTGTCCAACTGAGCGGCAGACCAGCGACTGGCTGTTCGCCGAAGTCAAACAGATGACGGCGGACCTCAAGACCGCCTATGCGCGCATCGTCATGCTCGAGACGGCGGCAGCGGCGAAACCCCAACTCGAGCCGGAGGCCTAAGCTATGGCGCTCGTCACACCCTATCTCGACCTGGCCTCGGTTTCTGTCACCGCGGCCAGCGTCAATCTCGTCGTCAACAGCGCCAACATCACCAGCCAGCAGCTTCGCGCCGGCGATCAGTTCATGTTCGCGGGGCTGTCCGTGCCGATCACGGCCGTGGCTTTCTCCTCGCCCAACACCAACGTGACCCTGGCCTATGGCTGGCCGGGCGCGACGCTGAGTGCCGCTTCCGGCGGCAAGATGTTCCGGGTTCCCGATGTCGACCGCCAGCTGCAGGCCAACATCGACGTGCTCAACGCGATGATCAGCAACATCGTCGTGGCGCTCTCGACCCAAGCGCCGGCGGCCAACAAGTTTCCATACTTCGACGCATCCGCCGCCGCGCAGCTAGGCGACGTCACGGCTGCGGGTCGCGCGCTGCTTGCCGCTGCCGACGCGCTGGCGCAGCGGACGGCCATGGGCCTCGGGTTTGCTGGGCTGTCAAGTTTCACCGACACCGACGCAGCGGCAGATTTCATCTATGTGATGGACACGTCGGCCAACGCCATCAAGAAGGCGCTCGGCGGGGCGTTCTCCAAATCCAAGGTGATCTCCGCCACCCGAGATATGTCCCTGACGGGCACGCAGGCGATTACCGGCGTCGGCTTCAAGCCGCGAGCGGTGCTCGCCCTCGGCATGGAGAACAGCCAGAACCGCATCGGTTTTGGCATGTCGGACGGCACCACGCATCGCGTGATCTATACGACCGCGACCGGTGCGCAATCGTTCTCTTCCCACCTCTTCCGCCTACGCCAGGCGACCAATGACTATCTCGGCAGTTTCACGTCCTTCGATGCCGACGGCATGACCATCACCTGGTCGCACTCCGCCAGTGCCAACTCCGGGACGATCGACCAGCGTCTGTTCTTTTTCCAATAGGAGGGCCTCATGGCCAGCAAGCTCGACAAGCCGGCAGAGCCCGAGGAGGCACTGCCCAAAAACCCCAATGTGGGCCGAATGGTCGTGGTGATCGACAAGGCAACCAAGACCATACTCGCCAGTCAGCAGGACGCCCGACCCGGCGTGCTGCTCGAAGAGATCATCGCGGCCGGCCGCAGTGCCGACGAGATCGAGGAAAAGAGCGTCACCGAAAAGCAGTTCGAGGCGCTGCGGCCCAAGCCCACGTGGCGGGAGAAGCGGCGCGAGGCCTACCCGGACGTCGCGACGCAGCTCGACATGCTGTGGCATGACCAGGTGGAAGGCACCACGACCTGGCGGGATGCGATCCGGGCGGTCAAGGAGCAATTTCCGAAGCCGGCGGATGCCTGACCGCGCCGACAGTTGCGAGCCTTTCACCCCGCCACCCGGCGGGTTTTTCATTTCATGGAGATCGACAATGACCACGACGCTGGACGTTCAGCGCGCGCTGCTGGCGCGCGGCTATGACATCGGCAGGGCCGGCGCCGATGGCGACATGGGCCCGGCCACGCTCGGGGCGATGCTCAAAGCCCTGGAGACGATCCCGCTACCGGTCGCCACGGTGGCACCGGTGCCGTCCGTTCCGGCCGGCGTGGTGCCGGCGGACTGGATGCCATGGGCCAGGATGCAGCGCATCATCATCCACTGGTCGGCCGGGGCCAACAAGGTCAGCGCGATCGACCGCAAGCACTATCACCTCATCCTCGACGGGGAGGGCAACCTGGTGCGCGGCGACCACTCGATCGCCGACAATGTCAGCACCGGCGACGGCAAGTACGCAGCGCATACGCTGGGCCTCAACAGCGGCTCGATCGGCGTTTCGCTGGCCGGCATGGCGGGTGCAACCGAAAGCCCCTTCCAGCCCGGCAAGAGCCCGATCACGCGCGCGCAGTGGGAAAAGCTGCCGCTGGTGCTGGCCGACCTCTGCCGGCGCTACGCGATCAACGTCGCGGCCACGACCGTCCTGTCGCACGCCGAAGTCGAAAAGACGCTCGGGATCAAGCAGCGCGGCAAGTGGGACATCGCCCGGCTGCCGTTCGATCCGTCGATCGTCGGCGCCAAGGCGGTCGGCGACCAGTTCCGGGCGGCGACCAAGGCGCTGCTTTAGTTCCGCGCCCGGCGGTTCCGGGCACTCATGAAAGGAAGCGAAAATGACTACCACAATCAAAGTCACCTGCTACGGCAACTATGTCGCCGAAGTCACCCAGGACGGCCGTGAGCCGGTGCTTGTCGGCCCCGGCTCCATGGTCGAGCGTTCGTTCACCTATCCCCATCCCGGTCCGACTTCGATTTCGATCATCGAGCGCCCGGCGACGGCGGAGGAAGCCGAGGCCGCGAAAAAGCCGGCGGCCTGATCGCATCGCCAACCGGGGCTCGGCGCCAAAGCGTCGGGCTCCCCTCTCCATCCGAACAGAGGCATAGCTTATGAACAACACCGCAATCTTCCAGGACGTATTCGATCGCGTCCGCGACGTGCTGGAAAAGCCCAACGTCCCAGTCTCGAACCGCGAAGCGGCTCAGGTCGCGCATGAGGTGACCAAAGAGCTGGCGCCCGTGGTCGAGAACGCCACCAATTCCGAGTCCTGGTGGCGCTCCCGCGTGATCCTCGGCGCGCTGGTGGCGATCATCGCCGGCCTGTTCGGCACGGTCGGGATCGTCATTGACGAGGAAACCCGCGGGCAACTGGTGACCCTCATTCCCGTACTCGTTTCAACCGCCGGGGCGGTCTTCGCGCTCTATGGCCGGATTGTCGGCGCCACCAAGAAGCCGCTCGGGGTGAAGTGACGGCGGGCACGTCCCTCGCCGCGTGTGTTTAGAGGACGCTAATGACCGAACGCATTCCAGAACTGATGGACCGGCTCGCCATGGTCGAGCGCGACAGCCGCGACCACGCCCGTTCCATCGGCGAAATCGTCCTCGATCAGCGCGGCGTCAAAGGCGAAGTCGCCGACATGCGGGAAAAGACCGCCATCCGCGAAGCCGTCCGGGTCGAGGCGGCCAAGCACATGGAAGAGCGGTTCGATCGCATCGAGGCCGCTCTAAAATCCGTCTTCGACCTGGGCAAGTGGATTCTCGGCGCCATCGGCTCGGTCCTGATCGTCGCCATCATCGGGGTTGTCCTCAGAGGAGGCCCGCTTGGGTAAGACCCACTCCATGCTGAGCATCGCCGTGAAGGCGATCTGCGCCGGCGTCATCTTCGCCAGCACCCTCTACGCGATCTGGGTCGTCGGGCCATGGCTGGAAACCCGCTACTTCCCGGCCGTCGGCAAGCTGATGATCCAGCAAGCGACAGAGATCGACGGCAAGTCGGTGCTGCACGTCGCGTTCCGCAAGCTGCGGGATTGCGAATATATCGGCATCGCCTGGTATCGCGGACAGCAGGGCGGCGAGTTCACCCGCGTGCCCATTGTGCTCGGGCGCCAGGAGGACGACAATTCCTCGCCCAACCGGGCTGTCGGGTTTCAGTTCACCGGGCCGTGGACGGTGGACGTTCCAATGGCCGAGCTGCATTCCAACAGCTTCGCGCTGCTCCAGCACCGCTGCCATCCCGCTTGGCTGACGACGACGGAGTTCTACCCCTAAAGCGCCCTAAAGCAGGTAGACGGCGCGCGAACGCCGCCTAACCGGGGTGAGTTTGCCGCTCTCCCGGCCCAGTGCACAAAACCCGTAACACCGGCCCTGCACCCTCTTGCGAGGGCGGGGCCGTTCTACGGGACGATCCCTAAATGTTCGGTCAAGACCCCCCGGCGCCACCGTCAACGGTCCCGGCATATCTCTATTCGCCACAGCTTTCCCTTTTCGGAGATCGGCGGGCGGTCGGGTTCGGAATTGCGGACTTTCACGTGCGCGAAATCGACCGTGACCTTGCCAATGAGATCATCACCGCAAACCACTACAGCCGGAAAATCGTCAACAACACCTATGTGCACCTCGGAGTTATCATCGCGGGGGAAATGCTTGGGGTGCTCCAACTGGGCTATGCTCTAAACCCAGCCAGTGGCGCGACGATCGTGCCGGGCACCGGTAATCGCGCCTATCTCGAACTCAACCGCATGTGGCTGGACGATCGGGCGCCGCGCAACAGCGAGAGCCGTCAGCTACGCGATTAAGTTCATTCGCCGGGCGCATCGGTCCGTGCGCTGGCTACAATCCTTCGCCGACGAGCGCTGCGGCCTGTTCGGCACGGTGTATCAGGCGGCCGGCTTCCGCTTCTATGGCGAGCATCTGTCGACGTTCTGGGAACTTGACGGCGAAGTGTACCACAACATCATCATGACGTCGGTCAACGGCCGGCAGACTGCCGATGCCAGACGCCTCATTGCCAATGCGGGTCGCGCTATCCGACGTGAGCTTCGGCAATTCCGTTACCTCAAATTCCTGCAACCGCGCTTCGAAAAGGCTTGCGTGCTCAAGCCGCTGCCATTCCCAAAACCCGACTATGCGGCCCGTCTAGTGGACGAACCGGAGCCATCCGGCGCGAGCGAGGCGTGAACCCTCGGGGCCGCTCCAAGTGAACTGGTGCTTCATCGCCGTTGGGCCTAAAAAACAATGCGGACCGTCGGTCATGGAGGCTACTGATGAAATCCCCCAGGGAGCGAGCCGCGCGAGCGCTATGCCGCAACGCGGGCCAACCTGAAAACATAAAGTACCAGGGGAGGCCCATGTGGATGAGTTACCTCGAGGAGGTGGACGTGGTGCTAAGTGCTGCTCTTGAGGAGCGCGAATGGACACGGCTGCGCGACCTTGACGCCAAATCTGGAGACGGCACTGGGTGATACCTACGCGACGATTAGGAACTGGGGGGATTGGCTGATGCGGGTCCCCGCAACCAACATTCCCCCCAGTAGTCGGGGGTTGCCGCCCGAAGAAATTGAGAGCAGCTTGGCCAGCAAGCCGTGCACCTCGATTTCGACGGGCGTTTTTCTTGGGGTCGGCCGAATCACGATTCGGTCGATCAACTGGCGGACCTTCTCGATCGTCTCCTTATTGGCGTCGCTGCCGGTTAGGCCGTTCTGCAGCTCGGCGACCAGGCGCCCGTACTTCTCCGCAAGACGGGGGTGGAACTCGACGACGGCCGCATCGCGGTCGATCGCCGCCAGCCGCTGCTCGAGTGACAGGCGTTCGGCCTCGAGGATCGCAAGCCGATCATTGATCGCTGCTGCAGGGGTGCCCGATACGATGGCATCGACGAGTCGTTCGATCTCTGCCCTGACGGCCGTGTGGCGCCGACGATAGTCCCCTTCCGACGCTCGTTCGGAACGGCGAACGCGAAGTTGTTCTTGATGGTATCGTTTGACGTAGCTGCTGATCAGTGCGGGTGCCGCCAGATGGTTAGCCAAGGCAGTCAGGACGCGCCGCTCCAACTCCTGCCGCTTGAGAGTGCGGCCGTTGCTGCAATCGCCCCGCTCCTTGTTCCCTACGCAACCCAGAAGGTCGCCGCCCCGGCTGCCGACTGTTCCTCCGCAACAGCCGCATTGAAGCAGGCCGGAGAGAGCAAACGGCGGACGACGTGCATAATGCGGCCGCACCCCGCCCTTGCTTGCCTTGAGCTGACCGGCGGCAGCGAAGACGTCGGGAGCGACGATCGCCAGATGCGGCACGCTGGCCATGATCCATTCGCTTTCCGGATTGAGCCGCGAAATGCGCTTGCCGGTCGCGGGGTCCTTGATGAACCGTTGCCGGTTCCAGACGATCTCCCCGATGTAAAGGCGGTTCGACAGAATGCCGTTCTGGCGGGAACGGCTGCCATTGATGGTCGAGGCGCTCCATCGGCCACCGCGCGGACCCGCAAGTCGGTCGCGATTGAGGCCGGCACAAATTTCCCTGGGCGTGGCGCCCGCGACATACTCGGCAAAGATGCGATTGACCACTGCCGCCTCGGCCGGCGATATGGCCATATCGCCAGCCTTTGCCGCCGGTACGTAGCCATAGGATCGCCCGCCCCCGGCCGCCCCGGCGCGCACTCGGGCGCTTTGACCCCGTCGTGTCTTTTGGGCGAGATCGGCCAGGTACAATTCACTCAGCAGGCCCTTTACGCCAGCATGGAGCGCCGTGACCGTGCCGTCCTGCACGGTCATGATCTCGATTTCCTGAAACGCGAGGTCGCGACGGATCGCGTGGGTATCGGCCTGATGCCGGGCCAGCCGATCCATGGCCTCGCAGAGCACCACGTCGAACCGGCGCGACCGGGCGTCGCGCATGAGGGTCGAAAGCCCGAAGCGATTGACCGTCGATGCACCCGAGACGGCTTCGTCCGTGTAAACCTCGACGATGGAAAGGCCCTGATGTTCCGCCCACGCTCGGCACAGATCGACCTGGTCGCGACAGCTGAGTTCGTTCTGCTTGTCGGACGAATATCTAGCGTAGATCGCGGCCCGCTTCACTGTTCCTGGCCCTTTCGGCTGCATAGTCCGCCCGGGCATCGCGCACGGCCATTGCCTCGACGAGTTCGATGAGCGCCGCCTCAGCACGACGCGCGGCATCATCGTCACGCGGCTCCACCCATGTCAATTCGGGGGCAAGACGCGCTTTCAGGTTCGCGGCCAGGTTAGATCGCTCCACTGGTCAATCACTGCACGGCTTTCGCCGGCACGGGCAGCAGCGCGACGCCGTGGGCGAGGCGGGCGCAGATCTTTGGCCACAGGCGGGCGATAGTGTCGTTGGTCAAGTCGGCGCAGCGCAGCGCCGTGTAGATGGCGCCCTCGCCGATGAGGCCCGTGCACCGGTCGGCGGCAATGGCCAGCAGCTCGTCATCGGATTTGAACGGCGCAGCGGCGGCTTCCTCGGCAACGTCGCGGACGAACTCCTTGTTGGCGAGGGCGCGGGCCGCGTCCGCCTTGTGCTTGAGCTCGAAGGCCGAAAAGCCCTCGGCGAGGAGCAGCGCCTCGGTGCAGCCGCCCTCGGAATTGAGGCGGATCATGGCGGCGGCCAGAGCCCGGGTGCGGGCATCGGCCGTGACCAGGGTGCGCGAGGAAGCGGGATAGGATGGGCGCTGCGGGGCGAGGTTATGGGCGAGTGACATGAGACCCTCCAGAGGTTGAGACTGGAGGTTTGTCGCTTAAATCGCTACAACCGTCAAGAGCAGTGTAGCGATAAACGAAACATCAATTCGCTACGTCACCCGACCTTCACATCATCAAACGGTTGGTTCGGATGCCGACGAATGAATTTTTGGGCTGATCGCCTGGGCACAATATTCGTTACCAGCGCCATGTCCCGCACGGCCACATCCCGCATCGTTTCCGCATTCTGGCTTTCCAAATCGTACAGCCCGGGGAGCCGCCCGAAGTAGGGGGTCTTGATCACTACGCGGTCGTTTTCGAGCCAACAGACGCAAGGCTCGCCGATATGCTCCTCGCTCGGCGGCACGCGCTCATCGTAAAAGATCAGCCAGCCGTCATTGGCCATTCCACGCATCGAGTCCCCCGCTACCTCAAGCACAGTCGTTGCTGCTGTCGCATTGGCCGGTGCCGGTACTTCGCCAAGGTACTCATCGCTCCTCGCGAACAGCACCGATCCGTCAGGGCCAGCACCTGCCTTGCCGGCGATCTGGAGCATCACGGAACCCATTGGCGCAGGAATGCCCAGATATCCCGCGGCGGCGATCAGCTCGTCGGCCGCGAGTTTGCGCAAGCCAGACAGCATCTTGTTGACGGCGGCGCGGTCAATTGAGCGACCGAGCGTCTTCGTAAGGTGGCGTGCCAGGTCGGATTGAGACTTCCCTGCCGCCTTCAGTGCGTTTTGTAGCCATTCTGACAACATGCAGCCATCGTAGCCGAGGGCCAGCATACCGTCATTTTCTCTTATCGCTACATATCCTCTTGCCATTGTGGCGATAATCGCTACAGATGGAGACATGGAACCAGCTGCTTCGATCATCACTAGCCTCGGGGGCGATACAATAGTCGCCCGGATTGCGGGCGTTCATCGAACACGTGTCGCCAACTGGAAGCGTCCAAAATCGGCGGGCGGAACCGGTGGCGCGATCCCGTTCAAGCATGTGCCGGCGCTGATCGCGGCAGCAAAATCGATGGGCCTGGTGCTGTCGGCCGACGCATTCCTCCCTGTCGCGGGCGAGGGCGTTTCGCCGTGACCCGCCCCATGCATCCATCCGAGCGCGACGCGTTGCGCGCCATGCTGATCGACGGGGCGAGCCTGTTTTCGCTGCGCGCCATTTCGGGGCGCGGCATCAGGACGCTCGTCGGGCTGATCCCATTCCGCAGCTCCTCCTCCCTCGCTGCGGCGCGGGCCGGGTTCATCCTCCCTCCGGCCGGCAACCTGCCCACCCGTGCAAGCGATCCCCGCGAGCCGGCGCGCGACTACAGCGTCGGCCGCCACTGGAATAGTGCTCGCACGGGTGGGGCTTTCATCAACACTGCGGCAGTTGCGGTTCGGCATGGCGCCGGTATGGCGCCGGCCGGGCCGTTGGTCGCGTGGCAAGGGCGCGGAGAATTGCCATGCTGAGCGCTCCCGATTTGCTCGAGCTCAAGGCGGCGGTCGGGCGGCTGGTGATCCGCTGCGGGCGGCAGGAAGCCTGCGCGATGATCCCCGGCATGCGGGTGACGCGGCACCAGTCGTTCAACGACTATGGCAACCCCGAACACGCCGAACGCCACGTGCCGCTCGACGTGCTGGCGACGCTCGAACAGATCGGCGGTCCGGAAGTCACGCGGGTGCTCGCCAAGTTCGCCAACTGCCTGCTGGTGCCGCTGCCTGACGTCCATGGCCACGGGCCGGTGGCGGAAAGCATGGGCCGTTCGGCCAAGGAATTCGGCGACGTGCTGGTGCGCGCCGGCCAGGCGCTCAGCGACGGCGCGATCGACGCGACCGAGGCCCGGCCGCTGCTGGGCGAAATCTTCGAAGCGATGCTGGAACTGGCGCGGCTGGCCGAGGCGGTCAAGGCGGCGATCAAAAGTCCCGACAAGGAGGATGCGTGAATGTGGGTGCCTGACGGGCGCGTGACGCGAGAGACAGCCGCTGAGGTCGAGGTTTTCGGGCGGCGGCTGAAACTGGCCGCAGGCGTGGTGGCGGGCGCGGCGATTGTCGTCGTCGCAGCACTGTTCATCGCCGTGGCGCTGGGGGCGGCGTGATGGGCGAAGACACCCTGCCGCCCGGCTGGCCGGCGGAGGGCCTGAGGCCGCACCCGATCGCCGGCATCTTCCGGATGCTGGACGAAGCGGAGCGGGGCGAGTTCCGCGACAGCCTCGACCGGCACGGCCTCCGCATCCGGATCAAGATGTACGAGGGCATGGTCCTCGACGGTCGCAACCGCTACCGCGAGCTGATGGCGCTCGGGATGCTCGAGACCGACAGCGACTGGCGGCTGATGCCATCGTTCTTCGAGGAGTTCTCGGGGACGCGCGAGCAGGCGATCGACTATGTGTTCGATGCCAACCACGTCCGGCGCCACGACAACCCAAGCCAGCGGGCCATGGCCGCGGCGCGCTACGCGACGATGCGGCAGGGGCAGCGGACGGACATCAAACCTTCCGCAAATTTGCGGGATATTCCCGTGAGCCAGGCGGAAGCGGCGGAAAAGCTCGGCGTGTCGGAACGGCTGGTCAGTTCGGCCGCCGCGGTCATCGACCATGGCACGCCCGAGCTGATCGAGGCCGTCGACGAGGGGCGGCTGACCGCATCGGCGGGGGCCGAGGTGGCCAAGCTCGAGGCCGGCGCGCAGCGCGTGATCGCCGCCATGGACAAGCACATGGCAAAGGCCGAGGCGGCAAGGGTGTCGCGGGCCGGGCGGAAAGCGAAGGCGCCGACTGCCCCATCCCTTGCCCCCTATGTTGCATTCGCAAATCTGGTGCTGGAACTGGCGCGCACCATCGACAGCATTGATAGCCGCATCCTCGTGCGCCTGGCGTTTCGGCAGGGGCTGATCGAGGGTCGGGCTGTGGAGTTGGGGCCGGATTTTGAACTCGGCCGTGACGTGCTGCACGAATTCGACGCGGCCGGCGGCTTGGACGCCGTCGAATACCGGTTCGCGCTCGACCTCGCCCATGGAAGGCTACCGATCGACAGCCTGTCGCCGCCGCCGGACCCGGCGCCTGGGCAGGCGGCGATCGACGCCGATGCCGAGGAACAGGAGAAAATCGAGATCGCCGCGGGCTCCCCGGCCGGCGGTGAAGGGGAGGCCCGCCCAGCCTCTCCGCAGGCGGGGGAGGATGGCGATGACCCGGTGGCGGCCGGCGCGATAGATGCGCGCCAGCTCGCCGGCCAGCCCTCCCCCGCCGATCTCTACGACACGGCAGTGGCCAGTGCGGCGTCGCTCGCCGGCAGGCACACGATCAAGACGGCGGAGGCGGTGCTGCGCGCCGGGGTTGCGGCGGAGATCACGCGTAAAACGATGGCGGCCGATCTCGGGCATCCCATCGGCACGGTGTTGAGCTGGACGGCCAAGCTTGGCTTGACCGGCCTCGGCTCCGGCTGGTCGGCGCCGAGGAAGCGGGCATGAGCGGCCGGGCGCAACCCGTCCCGGGCTATCCCAGCAAGACCGCGGCCGTGCTGGCGTTGACGCTGGCCGGTGACACGCCGCCGGCGATCGCAACCACCATCGGCTCGACGCCGGGATCGGTGCAGCAGCTGCAGAGCGTGCTGCGCAGTGAAGGGAAGCTGCCGCCGAAACCCGGCCGGACTGCCAGTGGGCGGTCGGCGCAAAAGATGCGCACCGACTCGCCGGGGGACACGCGCGGCATCTGGACGCCGGAGAAGCTGACCAAGGCACGGCGCATCTTCGGGCGCACGGTGGTGATGGTCGCCGAGGCTCTCCAGGTGCCGGCCGAAGAACTGCTTAGTGTCTTTATCAGCGGCAGGCTGCCGCCCGTCGGCAAGCGCCAGCGCCTCGGGCAACTCCTGTCCGGGCTCCAGCTGGGCGGCGCTCCCGAGCAGGCGCCGGCAGTCGCCGTGCAGTTGGCCTTGCCTAAGCCGGCATTGCCGAAACCTTTGCTGCCCGTGATCGAGCCGGCGCCGCCGACTGTCACGCCGAGCGCTGCGCCGGTGGCTGCCACACCGCAGCCGGACCTCGACATGCTGGCGCGAGCCGGAGTGACGCGGTTCCGGCTGCGCGCGCCTGACGGCTCGTTTCTCAATGGCGATTGCGACGGGATGACACGGAACCGTACCAACGCCTGGCGCGGCAGCCGCGGCGCCGTGGGCAAGGTCAAGCGCGTCCATGCGCGGCTCGCCGCCGGCCTCGTGGCGGTGAGGGCGGATTGATGGTGCGCACGCCCACCATCGAGCCGCGCGAGATCGTCGCCGGGGTCAGCCTCGAGCCGTCGGGCGGGCATACGCTCGAAATCGCGGTGCCCAACCATGTCGTCGGCATGCGCTTCACCCGCGACCAGGTCGACCAGCTCGAAGCGGCGATCCGCGGCTATCGCGCCGCGGTCGCGGCCGACGAGGGCGGCTATGGCCGGGAGCGCACGCACCGGAAATTCGTGCCGCTGGAGATCGGGTGATGAGGCGCGCCGCTGCATCGCCGGCACCGGCGGCATACCCGGCTGACTACCGGCAATTCCTCGCCGCCAAGGTGGCGCTGGCGCAGCCGGTCGGCATGGTGGTCGACGAAGCGGACCTCAACCCGGCGTTGAAGCCATTGACGCGGGCGATCGTGCGCTGGGCGCTGCTGGGCGGGCGGCGGGCGATCTTTGCGTCCTTCGGGCTGCACAAGACGGCGACGCAGATCGAGATCATGCGGCTCATTGGCCGGCGGCTGCCAGGGTCGCTGCGGCTGATCGTGCTGCCGCTCGGGGTGCGGCCGGAATTCTTCAAGGAGGCGGCGCGGCGCTTCGCCGGCGCCCATGCCGTGACGCTCAAATTCATCCGCTCGGCCGAGGCGCTCGAGGGGCCGGGAACGATCTACCTCACCAATTACGAAACGATCCGGGACGGCAAGCTCGACCCCCAAAAATTCGCCGCCGCCTCGCTCGACGAGGCATCGATCCTCCGATCGTTTGGCGGCACCAAGACGTTCCGTGAGTTCATGCGGCTGTTCGAAGGCTTGGCCTACAAGTTCGTCGCCACCGCCACGCCCTCGCCCAACCAGTATATCGAGCTGCTCGCCTATGCAGCGTTCCTCGACATCATGGATGTGGGGCAGGCCAAGACCCGGTTCTTCAAGCGCAACAGCGAGAAGGCCGACACGCTCACCATCCACCCGCACAAGGAACGCGAGTTCTGGATGTGGGTCGCGAGCTGGGGGCTGTTCGTGCAGAAGCCCAGCGACCTCGGCTTTTCCGACGAGGGCTATGACCTGCCCGGGCTCGACGTGCACTGGCATGAAATCCCCTCTGACCACTCGCACGCCGGGGCGGAAAAATCCGGGCAGCTGCGGCTGCTGGCCAATTCGGCGGCATCGCTATCCGATGCCGCGCGGGAGAAGCGCGGCAGCCTCGAGGCGCGCGTCGCCTATGCGGCGGACCTGATCGCCGCACGGCCGGACGAACACGCGATCCTGTGGCATGGGCTCGAGGACGAGCGGCACGCGCTCGACGTGGCGATCCCCGGCATCCGCTCGGTCTATGGCAGCCAGGATCTCGAGGAGCGTGAAGCGCTGATGGCGGCGTTCGCCGAGGGGCGCCTCAAGCACCTCGGCGGCAAGCTGGTGATGCTCGGCTCGGGCGGCAATTTCCAGGCGTTTTGCGCCTGGGAAATCTTTGTCGGCATCGACTGCAAGTTCAACGATTTCGTGCAGGGGCTGCACCGCGTCTTCCGCTTCGGCCAGACCCGGAAGGTGCGGATCGACATCATCTACACCGAGGCCGAACGGCCGAGCCGGGACCGGCTCGAAGCCAAGTGGACCCGTCACCAGGAGCAGATGGCAATCATGACGGAACTCATCCGGGAATTCGGCTTGTCCAATGCGGCAATGGCCGCGACGCTGACGCGGGCGATGGGGGTGGAGCGGGTGGCGGTGAGCGGCCCGGGCTACGCCATCGTCAATGCCGACTGCGTCGAGGAGACGCGGCGGATGGGAGACGCCAGCGTCGATCTAATCGTCACCTCGATCCCGTTCTCGACGCAATACGAGTATTCGCCCAACTACGCCGATTTCGGCCATACCGACGACAACGACCACTTCTGGGCACAGATGGATTTCCTCATCCCGCAGCTGCTGCGGGTGCTGGCGCCGGGGCGAGTGGCGGCGATCCACGTCAAGGACCGGATCACCCCGGGCGGCATCAACGGGCTGGGGTTCCAGACGGTGGAGCCGTTTTCGGACCAGTGCGTCAGGCGGTTCCAGCAGCACGGCTTTGCCTTCCTCGCGCGCAAGACCATCGTCACCGACGTGGTGCGCGAGAACAACCAGACCTATCGGCTGGGCTGGTCGGAGCAGTGCAAGGACGGCAGCCGGATGGGCGCCGGCATGCCGGAATATCTGCTGGTGTTCAGGAAGCCGCCGACCGATCGCAGCGACGGCTATGCCGATCGGAAGGTGACCAAGACCAAGCGGGCGTGGAGCACGGAAGCCAAAGCGTGGTCGAGCGAAGGTTATAGCCGGGCGCGCTGGCAGCTCGATGCGCATGGCCTCTCGATTTCAAACGGCGACCGCTTCCTCCGGCCCGAAGAAATCGTCGGGCTCGATGCCAATGAAATCTACAAGGTGTGGAAGGATTACAATCTTCATGTGCTCTATGACTTCGAGCACCATGTAAAGATTGCCGAGGCGCTGGAGGAGAAGGGCTCGCTGCCCTCGACCTTCATGCTGGTGCCGCCGCACTCGAAGCACCCGGACGTGTGGACCGACATTGCCCGCATGCGGACGATGAACATGCTGCAGGCGGCGACCGGGCGGGAAATGCACCTGTGCCCGCTGCAGTTCGACATCGTCGATCGGGCGATAGCGCAATACTCGATGCCCGGCGAGACGGTGTTCGACCCGTTCGGCGGGCTGATGACGGTGCCTTATTGTGCCATTCGCGCCGGCCGAAAGGGCGTCGGCATCGAGCTCAACGCGGCCTATTTCCTCGACGGCGCCGGGTATCTCGCCATGGCCGCCGCCGAAATGGCGACGCCGAGCCTTCTCGACCTGATGGATGAAATGGCTGCGGACCCGGCGATGAGCCGGCCGGGCGATGTCATGGGAGTGGCGGCAAATGGCTGACCGAGCATATCTCGAACGGCTGACCCGCCAGCTCGCCGATGATGGACGCCTGATCGAGGCAGGATGGGTAGGCCTTCGCCTCGCCGCGATCCCGCTCGATGCTCCACTCATCCAGCTTGATGAAATGCATAAGGCCTACATGGCCGGGGCCCAACACCTGTGGGCGTCCATCATGACCATGCTGGACGCGGGGGCCGAACCGACCGAAGGCGATATGCGCAAGATGTCCCTGATCGCCGCCGAGCTCGACGCCTTTGCCGACAAGCTGATGGCGGACGTTCCCACGGCGGGGAGGGGCTAATGAGCGATCGCACCAGCATCGAGTGGGCCGACGCGACCTGGAACCCGATCCGGGCCCGGTACCTGGAAATCCAGAACGACGGCTCGGGCAAGGAGCGGATCGGCTGGCATTGCTCACATGTGAGCGAGGGGTGCCGGCATTGCTATGCCGAGCGGCTCAACACAAGGCTGGGTACCGGCCGGGACTACAAGCCGGGCGTGCTGTTTCGCGACGATCGGGTCATGTACGCCAACGGGAAGGTAAAGCTCTACCTCGACGAGAAAATGCTGACGCAGCCGCTGCGCTGGAAAAGGCCGCGGGCGATCTTCGTCGGCTCGATGACCGACCTCTTCGCCGACTTCGTGCCGGACGAGTGGATCGACCAGATCTTCGCGGTCATGGCGCTGGCGCCGCAGCACCGGTTCATGGTGCTGACCAAGCGGCCGGAGCGGATGCGGGAATATCTACTAGAGACCTGGCAGCCGCTGCCCAATGTCTGGCTCGGCACCAGCGTCGAGGACCAGGCGACGGCCGATGCGCGCATTCCCAAGCTGCTGGCGACGCCCGCGGCAAAGCGGTTTCTCAGTGCCGAGCCGCTGCTCGGACCGGTGGACCTGAGGTACCTTCAACCGTTGGACCCGCCTGTCGAGATTGACGCGGTCAATGGCACTCATGGGGTTCTCCGTCCACACGGCGGACGATCGCCTGCCCTCGACTGGGTCATTGCCGGCGGCGAGAGCGGGCCCAAGGCGCGACCGATGCATCCAGACTGGGCCCGGGCGCTGCGCGACCAGTGCGCCGCGGCCGGGGTGCCGTTCCTGTTCAAGCAATGGGGTGAGTGGGTGTCCGTCTCGGAATTGGCGGGGCCGGGCCGGCATTTCAAGTTCCCGGACGGCGCCACGGTGCGACGGACTGGCAAGAAGCTCGCCGGCCGAACGCTCGACCACGCCATGCACGATGCGCAGCCGGGGGACTTGCCATGACAAAAGACCGCCGCGGTGACTGGATGCAGACGTTTACGGGCAAGCAGTTCTGGCCGCTCGATCCGCGGGCGAGCGAGATCGACATCGTCGATATCGCCCACGCGCTGTCGCTGGCCTGCCGCTATGCAGGGCATGTGCGGCACTTCTACAGCGTCGCCGAGCATTGCGTGCTGCTGGCCGGCTGGGTGCCACCGGAGGCCCGACTGTGGGCGCTGCTGCACGACGCCAGCGAGGCCTATCTCGTCGACGTGCCGCGGCCGCTGAAACCCTTCCTGCCGGGCTATCGCGAGGCCGAGGCGGCGGTGATGGCGGTAGTGGCTCAGAAGTTCGGACTCGGGCCCGACATGCCGGGAATAGTCGCCGAGGGTGACAACCGCATCCTCCACGACGAGCGGGCGCAGGCGATGCGGCCCTGCGTTGCCGAGTGGGATTTGCCGGGCCATGGGCTCGGGGTGCGGCTCAACTTCTGGTCGCCTTGGACGGCGGAAGAGCAGTTCCTTGCATTGTTCGAAACACTCACGGGGTGGGAACGGCCGTGAGCGACGCCCGCAAATCCGACCTGGTCGACTTGACGATGCAGCTGCACGTCGAAACGCCAAAGGCCATTCGCGTCTCGGACGATGGTGATGCGGCCAAGGCCGTATGGCTGCCGCTGTCGCAGATCGAGTTCGAGCGCAAGCCCCGCGGCATTGTCATCGTCACGCTGCCGGAGTGGCTGGCGATTGAGAAGGGGCTGGTGTGATGGGCAGTGCACCAATTCGCCTGCAGCTTTCGCGCCGTCGAGGGTTCCGGCTTGATGCGCTGTCTCTGGCGACGAACGGACTCTCAGCGGTCAACGTTGCGCGACCATCGATCTACGGCAATCCCTGCCTTTGCAGCCGGTCCTATGGTTGTCCGCGACACCCCGATTTCGAGCGCTGGGCCTGGGCCGATGACACCGGCGAAATCGATCCGCTGCGCTGCTGCGTCGATGTCTATAGGCACTATGTGGAAACCGGGCTGGCAGGTGAGCCGACGCGGACCGGGCGCCTGACCTTCGCGCTGGACGCCGCAACGGGGTACCTGCGGCGGACCCGGCTTATCGCCGCCCTGCCGAAGTTGCGGGGCAAAAACCTCGCCTGCTGGTGCCGGATCGAGAATCCTTGCCACGCCGACGTGCTGCTGGAGCTCGCCAACACATGAGCGACTGGGACAGCCTCAGCGAGGCGCAGAAGGCGGCGCTGATCCATCGGTGGCGGCGAACGCATTCGAGCGTCGTCAAGGCCGAGCAGCTGGCGCTCACCGACATGCGCGACCGGGCACTGGCCTATGCCGCCGACTGGCTGGCCGGGCATGGCTTTGACGACGCGGCCGCGGCGTTCGAGGCGGCGCATTTCGAGGCGGCAGAGGCTCGGCTGGAGGCGGCCGAGTGACTACCCTGCCGGCCAATCTTGCCGCCCTGCGCGACGAGGCGATGCGCATCAGCTGCATCAGCTGGGCGCTGCAATGCCGCTGGGCCATCGCCAGGGCCGGCATCGATCGCGCCGGGCCGTGCCCGGTGTGCGGCGGCACCGACCGGTTTTCGATCCACACCACCAAGAACACCTTTAACTGCCGCAAATGCGGCATTGCCGGCGTCGGCGTGATCGACCTGGTGATGCGCACGCAGGACGTCGAGTTCGTCGCCGCCTGCGAAATCATCACCGGGCGCAAGGCGTCGGAGCCCATCGATGAACAGCGCGCCGCCGAGAACCGGCGCGCGGCCGAGCTGGCCGAGGCGAAGCGCGTGCGGGAGGCCGAGCAATATCGCCTCGCCGCCCGCAAGGACGGTTTTGCGATCTTCGAGGCGGCGCAGCCGGTCATCCACGGCCAGGCCTCGGTGGTGTGGGACTATCTGGCCCGGCGCGGCATTCGCCTCGAGGCGGCGATCGCCGCGGGGTGCGACCCCTTTCGGCTGCGGCTGTGGGTGATCGAGGCGCATCCCTGGCGGGAGAAGCAAGGCAGCACCTATGCGACGCTCCACACCGGGCCCGCGATGATCGCCGTGTTGCGCCGGCCGGAATC